AGCAGTAAAGCCCAGTCCCCTCAAAGCTCTTCACTCTGGCTAGGCAAAAAACCGTGGAGCAGTAAAGCCCAGTCCCCTCAAAGCTCTTCACTCTGGCTAGGCAAAAAACCGTCCGCCCGAGCCCGCTTCAAGGGTTGCGTGCGTGCACACAGGTATTGGGAGATTGGAGCCAGCACTGTTGGCTTCCGTTCCCCTGCCATCGTTGTACATTGTCGGGCAAGGTATTTCACTTAAGGAGGCCGTGATGGCTAAGCGCAATTTATCTGATATTGAGAAGCAGGCACTTCTGATGCGGGGCCCGGTGTCAGAGCTGGTCCTGGAACCAGAAGACACTGAAGGCATGACGAATGTAGGCAAGTTGACGATGACCAAGAAGGCCATCTTTCTGCGGGCCTACGCAATCCGCGGCATCGTCCTGGACGGTCTCACCGCCGCCAAGGTATCGCGGGACCTGGTGACCACCTATTGGCGCAAGGATGATGAGTGGTTTGAGACACTCTTCAATGCCGCGGCCGCAGAGGCCCGGGACCGCATCGAAGCAGAGGCTCACCGCCGGGCAGTAGACGGGTATGATGAACCCGTGATCTACCAGGGGCAGCCCACCCAGATCGTCAACCCTGAGACTGGTGAAGTGCGCATGCTGACCATTCGCAAGTACAGCGACCAGTTGATGGCTCTTATGCTCAAGGGAGCTGACCCTGCGAAGTATCGCGAGAATCACAAGGTGGAGCACGGCTTCGGAGAAGGGACCACTGGCGTCCTTATCGTGCCTGCTCCTGTATCGCCTGATGAATGGGCTAAGGCAGCTGCTGAGCAGCAAGCCAAGTATGCCGGGAATACCGGCGAAGACAATGGAGAGAAGCAATGATAGAAAGCATGGGCGTAACACACCACCCCGACCCCACAGACATGGCCTCGGCTGAAGAAGCCATCTATAACGAGGACGCCCTGGCCGAACACCGCCGGCGTGCCGCTGCTTCCAAGATTCCTCCACGGGAAGATGGTGAATGCGCTTGCGGGTGTGGAGAAGAGGTTGACCCGCGCCGCTTGGCTCTGGGTTACGGGCTGACTCTGGAGTGTGCAGAACGCCGCGAGCGGGCCCAGGGAGGTCGGTAATGACGACGCATCGCCCGGTAGCTCTGCAAGCACAGATCGCGGCCTCCTGGGCCCGTCTGGAAGGTATGAAGGCCGCTAACAAGGCACGCAGCCAGGACGGCTATGCCCTGGCGTATGACAGTCAAGCCTTCTTCGATGAGGCGGCCCATCTTGAAGGGCTGTCCCGTCAGGCCGAAGAGCTTGAGCGCGTCGGAGGCTGATATGATTGGATGGCTTCGCCGTCGTGCCAGGTCACGCATAGTTGCACGCATAGTTGCCCACTTGCGGGCAAACCATACCCCTGCGCAGGTTGAGCCAGTGCAGGGGCTCTTTAATTTCCGCTGCCATGAGAATTCAGTTGAATGGCACCGCCAGCGGCCTGACCGCGTGGTGGTAGAGTGCATCTACCTTGATGATGGTCGGCCTATCCTACATTATCTGGTCCGAGACCCGGCAGGCAAGCTCCTGGAGGTGACGCTTGGCTGGAGAGCCATGGAGCTGGAGTATTTCATTCTTCGCGACATCGTGAAGCCCTATGACATCCATAAGGAGTTCACTGCCTCCATGGATTACTGGCTCCAGACCTACTCGACTCGGCTGGATCGCCTCCTGGGCGTCGACCGGGTCGTCTGAGAGGGCGTATGAGAATCAAACCACCATCAGGGCCAGGCAAGCGTATCATCCGGCCCTGGATTCCACAGGCGGGATCACAAGTCCTATTCATGACCTCGCCTATCTTCGAGACACTCTATGAAGGTACTCGAGGACCGGGCAAGACGGACGCCCTGCTCGCTGACTTCTGCCAGCATGTAGGCCAGGGGTGGGGCGCAGCCTGGCGAGGTGTCCTCTTCCGCGAGACCTATCCGCAGCTGTCTGACGTCGTGGCGAAGTCCAAGGCCTGGTTCAAGCTCTGGTTCCCGGCGGCTGAGTTCAATGAGTCCAAGTACACCTGGACATTCCCAGATGGCGAGCAGCTGCTGCTCCGCCACATGAGTAAGCCCGCAGACTATGACAACTATCACGGCCACGCCTATCCTTGGATAGGCTGGGAAGAGCTTACCAACTGGGCGACCTCTACCTGCTACCTGCTGATGTTCTCGTGTTGCCGCTCTACCATGCCTGGGATGCCCCGCAAGGTGAGGGCGACCACGAACCCCTACGGCAAGGGCCACAACTGGGCCAAGGCCAGGTGGCAGCTCCCGCAGATGCGGGGCAAGGTCATCAAGACACCCGGTGAACCGGACCGCGTGGCGATCCACGGCAACATCGTGGAGAACCGCATTCTGCTGGATGCCGACCCTGAATATATCTCCCGTATTAGGGCAGCAGCATCCAACCCACAGCAGATCGAGGCATGGCTTGACGGTAGCTGGGACATCACCAGTGGCGGCATGTTCGATGACCTGTGGAGGGCCAGCAAGCACGTCCTGCCCCACTTCCAGATACCTCGCTCGTGGATCGTTGACCGCTCCTTCGACTGGGGTTCCTCCAAACCCTTCTCGGTTGGATGGTGGGCAGAGTCCGACGGGACCGACCTCGTGCTACCCAGTGGCCGAATCCTTCACACTGTGCCAGGAGACCTCTTCCGGGTGGGTGAATGGTATGGCTGCAAGAAGGGCAAGGAGAATGAGGGCCTCCAGATGCTTGCCACCGACATCGCTGACGGGATCAAGACCAGGGAGATTGCCATGGGCTTGGCGGGTCGCGTGAAGCCAGGCCCTGCCGACTCCTCCATCTTCGACGATGAGAATGGCTCTTGTATCGCTAGGGATATGGAGAAGCGTGGGGTGAAGTGGGAGAAGGCCGACAAGGGCCCGGGATCGCGCAAACAGGGATGGCAGCAGTTACGCAAGCTCATCAACGGGGTGCTCAACGTGGACGACCTGGGAGAGCCCAGACAAGGCCCGCGTGAGGAGCCCGGGCTATTCGTCGTGGGGGAACGCTGCCCCAACTTCCTGCGCACCTTCCCGAGCTTGCCACGCAGTGACAAAGACCTAGACGATGTGGACAGCGATGTCGAGGACCACATTGGTGACGAGACCCGCTACCGCGCCCGCTTCAAGCGGAAGGTTATCCGGCAAGGCGGCTTCTAACAATGGCGTCAGGCCTTGGAGCTGCCCGCTAATATCTCTCCATGCTTCGACACGCTGACCGGCAGGACAGCACTAGACTACGAAGCCAGACAGGCCGCTGGCGTATAACCGGGCCGACTTGGTGGAGTACGCAGTAGCATCTACCTCCCGCCAACCGTGACGGATGCGGCCCTCATGCGAGGGACACGCGCTCAGGCTCATCACCTGGGAGATGAGATTGATGGCCTCACGCCGCCGCACCCCGTCCTGTTCGGAGGTCCACCCGAGAGCAGGACACCAATTCCCCAAAGCCCGCTTCGTGCGGGCTTTGTTCTTTCCGGCCTCGCAATGAGGGCGGCCTCCGCTTCCCCTCCTCAGTATATTGACATCTCAATCAATACCTTTGGAGATTATTCATGCACATTCTTGACCCGAAGCGGATGGAGCGCTATGTCGAGCACCCGCTGACTGCTGAAGAAGAGGCGGACTGCCTAGACCGCTTGAAAGCCCGGGCCACGCGTTTCACCAATGCGCCCGTCACCGAGCAGCAAGAAGCCCGCTGGCTTCGCCGCACGGTCATCTGGCAGGCAGAGCAGGCCTGGCTTGATGCTAACTTCCCAACTGGGGCAGTCTTCTCTCACATGGGCGTTCCTGTGATGGTTATTGGACGCGTGTCCAATACCAGTCAACCTGGACCCGCTCATGCTGCGATCGAAGCCCACTGCGCAGCGCCCAATGGCGGTCTTCAGGTCCTTGTCCTGGAAGTGCCTCAGCTGCGCGCCATCGTGGAGCCCGGCTATAAGGCTCCTGTCCGCGATCCTCTCTTCTTCCCGCAGGAGTCCTGACATGACACGTAAACCAACCCCTGTTTCTGATCGCCCCAACCTCGTGCTCGGCCAGCGTGTTGAATTCACCCACATTGCCAAGCCCCACTATGTGCAGGGCGGTACAGCTATCCGCTATAACGAAAACCTTGCACGGTATGAAATGCAAGTCGAGTTCGAGGGC